GCCTGTTGCCGGTGCTCGACCACCGCAACAAGCCTATCCAGAACCCGGACTCGTTTGCCGTCAATACCAGCATCATGCGCTGCCTTGCCAAGTGCATCGCGCTGCACGGCCTCGGCCTTTACATCTACGCTGGCGAGGATCTGCCGGAGGCCGAGGTCGACGAGATCGAGGCCAAACTCAACGCCGAGATCGCCACCTGCAACACGGTCGACGAACTCAACGCCCTGTATCACACGCTGCCGGAAGCGATCCGTTCCCGCGGCGTCAGCAAGTTTACCGCCCGCAAGAAGGAGCTTTCCAAGTGAGCGACACCCAACGTACGCCGGAGTGGTACTCGAGTCGCTGTGGCCGGGTCACCGCATCGGCCATCTCGAATGTGATGATGGAGAAGACGAAGGCCGGTTATCGTAATTACATGGCGCAGCTCGTCTGCGAGCGCCTCACAGGGCAGGCTACGGAGACGTATACGAGCCCGGCGATGCAGCACGGCATCGACACCGAGGCCGAGGCCAGAGCCGCTTATAGCGCCCGTGTGGGGCAGTTGGTCGAGGAGGTCGGGTTCATCAAGCATCCGAAGCTCGAGGCTGGCGCGTCACCGGATGGCCTCGTCGGCACCGATGGATTGGTCGAGATCAAGTGCGTCCAGCCAGCGGCTGCCTTGGACATCATTGAGAGCAAGAAAGTTCCCACCGAACACCGCCTCCAAATGCAATGGCAGATGGCCGTCACCGGACGCGACTGGTGCGATTACGTTGTGTACCAGCCGAAACTGCCCGAGCGCCTGCGACTGCACATCATCCGAGTTCACCGCGACCAGCCGCAGATCCTCGAGATTACGCAGGCCGTGACGAATTTCCTGTTTGAAGTTGACCGCAAAGTAAATCATCTGAAGGAGTTGAGCCTGTGAAGCAATACGACAACACGAACCGCGGCTTGCTAGCCAAGAACGATCGCAAGCAGAGCGAGCAGCACCCGGAGTACACCGGCAGCATCAACATCAATGGCGTCGAGTATTGGCTCTCGGCATGGGTGAAGGTCGGCAAGAGCGGCAGGCTCGAGGGGCAGAAGTATTTCAGCCTGTCGGTCAAGGCAAAGGATGGACTGCCCGAGGCGCGCCCGGTACCCAAGCAACAGCAGCCAGTCACCGAGACGTTCAGCGATGACGACATCGGCGACATCCCGTTTTAAGTAAGGAGGATTCCTTACCATGCGCCGCGTAATAGCCAGAGGCACACCGCCCGATCAGATCGCAAACGCGATCAGCAACATGGTCAGCAGACTTGACCCGGCGCAGAGCTGGCAGATCACCGTCGAGGCATTCAAGCCAAAACGTAGCGACCAACAAAACGCCTTCCTCTGGGGTGTGGTGTACCCATCCGTCCTAGAGGGAGGCGGCGAGGCGCTGCGAGGCTGGACGACAAACGATCTGCACGAATACTTCTTGATCGAGGCATGGGGTTCCGAGGTCATCGAGGGATTCGGCAGGAAACGCCACAAGCCCCTGCGCCGATCCAGCAAGTTGACCAAACAGGAATTCAGCGACTACCTCGCCATCATCGAGGCCAAGTGCGCAGAGCTTGGCATTCACATACCGGAGCCAAACTATGAGTCTTGATATTGCGACAGAGCGAGGGCAGGTCAGCCTCGCAGACGAGCAGCACGTTGCAGATTGGTTCAACGCCAAACCCGGATTCAGATACATACAAACGCCGAAAGACAGGCCAGCCAAAGTCGATGCGATCCTTACCCGCAACGGCGAGGTGATGGGGCTTGCCGAAACCAAGTGCCGATATAACCTGACGCTCGAGCAGTTTCAGCGAATGTTCCAGAACGAATGGCTGATCACCGCCGAGAAGGTTGAGAGCGGGGCCAAACTCGCAAGCGGATTCTGTGTTCCGTTGTACGGATTCTTGTTTCTGGTGGATGCTGACGTCCTGCTGGTGCAGAACCTATCTGCCGCCAAGATGCGCAAGGAAGTCACCGAGACCCAGCGCACCATCAACGGCGGCACGGCAATGCGCGAGAATTACTTCGTCCAGATGGATACCGCAAAGGTTTACCATGGCATCAAAACGGACTGGTGATCTGCGCAAGCAGGCGAGAGGGCGCGGCTGCATGGTGCGGCTCGAGGGCGTCTGCAATCACAACAGCGAGACAGTCGTGCTCGCACATATCCGTATGCCGGGGATCTCTGGCATGGGGCTGAAAGCCGACGATCTGCTCGGCGCGTGGGCCTGCTCGAGTTGCCATGATGCGATTGATCGCCGGTCTCACATGGATCTAGATCGCGACCATGTACGCCTCGCCCACCTTGAGGGTATGGTGCGCACGATCGCCCAGTTACGCAAAGAGGATCTAGTGTGACCTTTCTTGTAGATACACCGTATACACCGGCCTACGTCCGAAATGAATTCCTGCACGACCATAAAGAGGGGCGCGGCGAGTTCACGCAATGCGTCGTGTTTGGATTCAGAGCCGAGCCAGCCCGGGTGCCGATGTTCCAGATCATGCTAGACAACGGCGCGCAATGGGCGCGCATACCGATTCATGCGCTGTGCTCCAAACCTTGCGATCCGATACCGCTTGAGCTGGCTTGCTGGTGGGATTCATTCAGCAGGCATTGCACCGTGCATCAGTTCGACTTCCTGATCGGCCACCGCGTCGAGGGACTCGGGCGCGATAAGGGGATGCGCCCGGGCAAGTATCTATTCACGGTCGATTGGTGCAACGGCGGCTGGTCAGAGATCAGCGACCAGCACAAGAATCACCACATCATTGAACTAGACGCAGGCCCGTGGATCGCGTACCCGAACAACAGGCTTTACTGGCAAGACCCGAGCTGGATCAAGAAGCCAGTCACACCGATGCGATCGCCGTCACAGAGCTATAGCGTCGAGGGGTTACCGTGACTTGCTGGAGCTGTCGCTACTCCAAGCACGACGGCAAACAATTATTCTGCACGGCTAACGATTGGCCTGCGGAATGGCGCTGCAATCACTTCATGTACGAACCCGGCACCGACGAGGTGGAGCATGACGATCGACAACGAAAGCCCAGCGGGAGCATGGGCAAACGAACTCAAGGCCGCGCCGTGGGGCTACGGCCAAGAGCGTGATTGGCGTATTGCTAACGCGCTGGCAAACGTCAGGATGCGTGGCCTCTGGACGGAGGCCAGCACCCTTGCTGCCGAGATCAACAGCCTAAAGGCAGAGATCGCTCGACTTAATTCGGATAGGTCAGCGACAAGCGAATAAAGCTTTTGATTGATGCCGATGTCCAAGTAAACAAGGCTGGGCTGTTATACGTCACAGACCCCGATGTATCACGAAGCAGTTCAATGTAGTCTGCGCCTGCTCCGGGGATCTGCACGAACCCTTCGTAAATCGTGCCACCGATATTCATGTAGACGGTGCCGCCAGCGAACAGAATGTCGTTCTTCATTGCGTGGGGCAGGGAGATGCGAATGCCTCCGGTGCCAAGGTTTGTAAGCTCACCCATATAGAACTCAATCGCAACGGTCGTGGTTGCTCCGCTTCTGGAGTATGTCCCAGAGATAACCCCGGGATTAGCCCCACCACCAAGAATTAGAATCGACTTTGCTGTGCCGGAGCCAGAGCCAACACCTGTCGCAACGAACTGAACGCCTACCGTGTTGGATGCTGCGCCGATTAACGTAAAGTCAGTCGAGCCGACTACAACAATTTCGTAAGTCTTGCCGTTAACAAATGTTCCAGCCGCTTGCGGTGTCGGATCAACAGAGATCACCGGGGTATACGCAAGCCGCCACGAATCCAACAGGTTGCGATTGTTGTTGGCGTTATCAATGATCGGCAGATTGTTGTAGCTATTGCCCTGCAACGCGATGTTGTCAGATGTGGTCTGAATCGTGATCTGCGGGCTGATAGCGCAACTGATAATCGTATGGTTATTGCCTTGAATCAGGAGCGCAGCCTGATTGGCGATACGGCAATTCGTGATCAGCGTAGCGCGTGAGTTAAGACTATAGAACAGATCGGCCAAGAAACTGTTCGACACATAGGTATTGTTGCTCGAGCCAAACGAGAACGAGCAAAAACCGTTGGTTTCAATGTGCGAGAACTTACGCGGGAATGCGCCAGACTCAACGCTGCCGGTGTCTTGAATGACGATGGCGAAGTTATTACTTCCCGTTGTTCCGTTGGTTTGCGATGCGATCAGATCGATGACCGAGCATTGCGTACCACCCTGCGAATAGAAATACAAACAGGCGGCATTGAAGTCGGTGATGCGGCAGCTATAGATATTCTGCCGACCGACGCCGTTGTTGATGACAACGCCTTGCCCGGTGTACGTCGCGCCCTGCCCATCCAGCCACAGACCAGAGATGTTCGAGTAGTTGTTCAGCGTCATCATGTCGCCGTTGAACGAATGCAGCAGCTTTGCCGTGCCTCGGCCAGCGCCGATCAGGCTAGTGTTGCTCGGGACATTCAGCGTCGATGTGATTTTGTAAGTGCCGGGCGGGACATATACCGCCGTCGTCGTGTTGAGCGCTAGCTGGATTGCAGCCGTGTCATCGGTCGTGCCGTCACCAACAGCGCCGAAGTCCTTCACGCTGACATACGGAGTTGTGATGGCATCCGCAATAGGAGAGCCAGTCGTGCTGAATTTGAGGAACTTGCCAGCTCGGTCATTGGAGCTTGGCAGAATTGATGAGATGCTGCTGGAGTCCGTCAGCGGGAACTTGAGCGTCCGATCATTGGCTTCGTCGAGCTGCTGCGTGATCATCGTCAGCTTGTCGATGGACTGCTCGAGCGTCTCGGCAGGCAATCGATCGTTCGGCTGAAGATCCGTTTCCTGCGTCAGCGGGACGTTGCGCGAGATAACAAGCGTTGTGCCGGAAGCCGGAGCAACCGTCATCGTAACGGTGCCGCCAGTCAGAACGCCTGCGCCAGTCACCGTGTAGTTGGTGCCGAGAACTTGCGTCGTCTCGATTCCAGTCGATGATCGCAGCACCACCAGCAGTTGGCTGTTGGCGAGGAAGTAGAACGAAACAGCAAAGGCCTGTGTTGAGCCGTTGCCGGAATAGCTCACTCGAGCAGTTGATGATGAAACGGTCATAATTACTCCACTACTTCAGAAGGTGCCAGCAGGAATTCTTGGTTCTGCTCACGTTCGACCCTACGTTCCATTCGTCGCAGGGCACCCGGGTCGAGGGATTCCTGAATCTGGTACAGAATTAAGTAATCCAGAACTATACGGGTATAGAACAGATTCATAAACGGCGTGTTGGAAATCAGCATTCGGAACGCTGACGACGCCACATCGTCGCCTTTCATGGCTCTCTGACGCAGCTCGTCAAGATCGCCAAGAACGCCGAACGTTGGGCCAACCAAGGTATCGATAATGTTTTTGCCAAATCTGTTGGATTGCCCCAACAAGAAATCGCCATAAATCCCAAGTGCGCCGCCCTGCAACATGGCAGCGATCCACGTTTGCGGCTCTGTCGGATCGCGCGGCGTCTTTGCCTTTAGCAGATCCTTGGCGGCCATTGCGATATAGCCAAACGCAGTCATCGCCAGAATTAGCTGTGCGAGACCTAGCATATCGCCCTTGCCATACTTCAGATATTCGCCGAGTGAATTATAGCCGCGGCCATAGATCTCTCGACCAAACACTTGCCGGGTGAGCGCAGTCGGGAATCCCTTAAACTGCGAAATGTATCGAGCAATCTCACCGTAAAAAGACCCCGGTTTTGTGCCACGCGACCAGAAGTAGCGAGAGCGCACATCCGGCTCAATGACGGCAGTCATGGCTTGATCGATAATCAGGTTGCGCAATCGATCAGCCAAGTCTCGGCGAGCATTCCCTATAGCCGCGTCGCTGGTCGATCGGCCAATAGTCGCTAGGTACTGACGGATTGCGTCTGGCGACAATTTGGTGACTGCTTCCGGCACGACGTAGAACTTGCCATTGCTGTCTGACACAAACGCCTGACGCATAACATCCCACTCTGGGGCCGAGATACCATACTGTTGCAGCACGTTTTTTGAATCGGCGTTGATAGCATCGAACGCGGTATTACGCAGATTACCAAGCCAGTTAGCCGTGCCAATCTCCATGCCTTCGCGCAGGGTATCCGTCCACCAAGTCAGGCCGTTTAATCGGAAGAAGATCCGCATTAGGTCAGCCGACGTCGAGGACATCACATCGTCAGAGTCGAAGCGCATGGCAACGCCGCCGACGACATTTTCGGAAACGGTATCAATCATGTTGAGAATCTGTCTGCGCTCGCCTTTAGCGCGCCCTTGGAGCAAGGCGCTGATGCCATCGCCGATACCAGACAGAAGACCACCGCGGCCTTGATAACGGATCTGGCTTGCGTATACGGGCAAATCGGTAACGGCAGAGATAACCGCGCCGCCAAGTTTGGACATTGCCTGCAATGCGCGGATGTTAGATCCAACGCGAGCAGAGATCTGGGAGCCCGGAATGTTGGCTCGACCGTCTAGCATAGTCAGCAATTCGTTTGCCGTAGTGACTGCACCGGAGAACTGTTCTCGCAGCTCTGCATTGCCACGGAGTGACGCATCGATCTCGGCGATTGAGGCTTTAAGCGTGTACTCGGGGTTTGGCCCAAGGATTCGCATCAAGCCAGCTTGCTGCGCTGCTCGGCTCAAGTCGCCAAGCACCGCCTCGTTCAGTTTGCCAGCGCCAAACTTCTCGAGGTAATCAAACTCGGCATCGGCATCAAGGAAGTACAAAACGCGAGATTGTGACGCACGACGAGCCAGCGATCCCGGTGCCGTGTAGGCAGCAGCCTCATCATCAATAACGGCCATCTGCCGACCAGCAGAAAAATCGGAATACACAAAGTCGAGGAACTCCTCGAGGTTCTGTCCCGGCTCCAGAGTGCGATCAATGTCGAGGCGCTGGCGAACAAATGCTTTCCATTCTTCCGCGCCTGCTGTCTTGATCTTGGTGAAGTCGTGTTGTTGCCGGGTGATGTATCCGGTCAAGTCACGAATCCACGCGCCGAATCGGTTGCGAGTATTGCGGGAATCCTCCCGGTACTTGTAGACGATCTTGGCAATCGTCACCGCCTCGCCAGCTAACCCCTCAAGCCGCGGGTTTTCGCGTCCAAGCTGGTACAGAGCGCGAGCCACATCTCGAGCATAGGCGTTGCTCATAAACGCCTCGCCGACCTTGGCTTGCTCAAGCTCGGCCAACATTCCC